ACCCGGCGTATGCCCATCATCGGCGTGATGTGCTGTGAGAGCAACAGCCGGGAGAAATCCTGGTTGATGCACGGATGCAACGCCTTTGACACCAAGTACCCGCAGTCATGGCCCCTGTCCTTTTGGACAGAAAACGATGTGCTCATGTACCTCTTTCTCTATGAGGTCCCCTATGCTCCTGTATATGGGGAGATCCGTTGCCGCTACAAGGGAGAGGAGTGCCCCGCAGATAAAGCCAGAGAGATGCTGAGCGTTGAAAACCGCCGGGCTGACTACAACCTTGAAAAAGACTTTGAATTTTACACCCCCGGGGTGAGCCGCACCGGTTGCATGTTCTGCGCCTTTGGTGCCCATCTGGAGAGCTACCCCAATCGTTTCCAGCAAATGAAAGAGACACACCCAAAACAATACGAATATTGTATGAAACCCGTGGGGTGCGGCGGCCTTGGCATGGCCGAGGTGCTGGACCACATCGGGGTTGAACACTGAGGAGGAAAACACCCGTGAAACACCTGGGTGACATCACCAAAATAAACGGCCACGCCGTTGAGCCCACCAACGTCATCATTGGCGGCAGCCCCTGCCAGGACCTCTCTGTCGCTGGCAAGCGTGCTGGCTTGGCCGGTGAGCGTTCTGGGCTTTTCATGGAGCAAATCAGAGTAATTAAAGAAATGAGGTGTGCAGATGCCGAAAGAGGCCGCACAGGCTCAGACATCCGCCCCCGTTGGATGGTCTGGGAAAATGTCCCCGGAGCTTTCAGCTCCAACAAAGGTGAGGACTTCGGGGCGGTCCTCCACGAAACAATCAAAGTCATCTGCCCGCAAGCCCCCCCTGTTTTTGTCCCTAAATATGGATGGCCAACAATCGGATGCCTCACCGATTTGGGAGGAAAATGGAGCCTTGCGTGGCGTGTATTCGACGCTCAGTTTTGGGGAGTGCCCCAGCGTAGAAAGCGCATCGCTCTTGTCTGCGATTTTGGAGGCCTTACCGCACCCGAAATACTCTTTGAGCGCAAAGGCGTGCCTGGGTATTCTCCGCCGAGCGGAGCGCCGTGGCAAACCTTTGCCTCCCCTGTTGCGCGAGGCGCTGGAGAGGCAAGCTACTGCGTCCCCATCAACGATAAAGCAACCCGATGTAACGGGGGGGGGCAACCCGAAACAATGACGGAGCCGGAAATGGCCTGGGCGTTGGCACAAATGGCGACCCCAGCCCAACCCTCACCGCAGGAGATCGACATGCCGTGTTCCTGGCCTGTGGAGAACCACCCGCAAGATAGCCGCGTGAAATTATCTGAGGACGGCGTTGTGCAGACACTCAGCGGCAAGATGGGCACGGGGGGGGGCAATGTCCCCCTAATTCTACAATATCAGCCTGTCTGCGGATGCGGGCAGGATGTCCCGGAGGAGGTAAAGGAGCCTTGATACAGGTTGAAAAAAGCGGCACCCTCTGCCCCAATAATGACCAGATACTTTTTACCATGCAGGGCTTTGGTGATTACATAACGGGGGGGGGTTGCATCTTCCTTGAAAAGTAGAGATTACAAAGACAGTACCGACCTCGTGGTGGCTGCTGGTTTTAAGGCGCTTAATTCAGCAAAAGCGCGGAGCGACGCTTTTGAATATGAGAAAGCCCCCTGTCTGTCCGCGGAAAAACACGATGCGTGTGTCGTTTGCGGCGAGCTTGCGCTGGCCGTCGATTGCCGCAACGGTGTGGAGAGCCCGGATGTCTTTCACACGCTACAAGCAAAGGAAAGCGGCGGGCAGAGCCTCAATAGCACGCCTTGTGTCAGAACGGCTGGCACAGTCCGGCGTCTTACCCCGTTGGAATGTGAACGGCTCCAAGGCTTTCCCGACCAATGGACCGACATAGGCGACTGGACTGATAGCAAGGGCAAGCTGCACAAGGGTGACGCTGACAGCCCCCGCTATAAAGCACTGGGCAACAGCATTGCCCTCCCGCCCTGGGCGTATGTATTGACCCGCCTGAGTGTCTGCGCCGCCGCAGAGCCCACAATGGCAAGCCTATTTGACGGCGTCGGCGGCTTTCCTCTGATCTGGGAATGGCTCAATGGAAAAGGCACATGTCGCTGGGCCAGCGAGATTGAGGAGTTCCCCATCGCTGTAACAAAATCACGTTTTCCAGAGGAGGTATACCTGTGAAAAGAGCTGAGATTTTAGAGGCCGCCCGTGTCTGCGTATGCGGTGAGCGTGAGCAGGACTACGGCAGCCCGGAAAATAATTTTACAACCATCGGCCTCCTGTGGGGTGTGTATCTGAGAGCTGCACACCCAGAGCTGGCCAAGGTTATGGCAATCAACCACATTACGCCCAAAGACGTGGCCACCATGATGGCGTTGCTCAAAGTGGCCCGCATCGCCACCGGCTCCAGCGCAGACAGCTTTGTTGATCTGGCTGGTTATGCAGCCTGTGCCGGTGAAATATCCACCGAGGTGTCTGGCCAATGAAAAGTAGACTTTGCCCCTATAAGGATCACTGCCACATGGCCGGATATTGCGAGGACTGCGACCACGGCACGCGCTACGACGGCTTGGGCAAAAACATAAAAAGGCTCAGAACAAAAAACGAGGCCTTGAAACAGGATAACGAGAGCTTGAGACTGGAGAATGAGAGCTTGAGAAAACAGCTTAAAACTCTCCAGCACCCGCAATTTTGAAAGGACGGCGAGAGTTAATGGTGGCTGAGCTGCGTATGAAAGACGGAAGCCGGAACAAATACCGCATGGTTGTGTGCTGCGGCGTTCTCGGTAACTGCCGCGACAAATTATATATCCAGACGCGTGAGAGAGGGGTCGCCAAAGAAATATTTATCGACTTGGCGGGTGTTCATTCTTACGTCGTCAGAAACCCAGTTTGAAAGGACGGAGGTGTTGACAATGGCTGACCTGTTGCAGATCACCGCGTCTTTCACATGGCTGGCGCTGGCGGTTTTATTCTTTGCCAGACTGCGGCAGTGGGACAAGAAATTTTCCGATTTGTATGATGAGCTCAAACGGCAAATCGAGGAGGATGAGTAAGACATGAAACTCCACACTTACTACACCGGCGTGCCCGGTAAAAAGTACGGTATCTGGAACAGCCAGGCCGGGTGCTTCCAGTTCGGTATCTGCGAGGACACACCCATGCTGGCCCTGGCGCGGCTGTATCAGAAACTTGGATATGACGCCAAAAAGTGGCGATTTGAGCCGCGCATGCTGCCCGACCACATGGTCCCCAAGGAGGCAACCACATGAAAAAGAAGATCCGCTATTACATAGCCGCGGTCCGCTGGCTGTGGGAAAACCGCACATGGGCAAATACCCGGCAAAAATGGAAAGCCTTTGACCGAGATATGAAAAAGCTGGAGGTGGCTGATCGTGAAAAGACGTAAACGCAAGCGCACGGTACACCTGGAAAAGCCCCGCATGTGTGACCCTGGTATGTGTGACCACTGCCAGTATATTGGCGAGGGTGACTTTATCTGTGATAGAGATTTCTCAGATCCAGAGGGTGTTTTGGTGGTGTCCGACTGGGAGCCCACCGAAAACTATATGCGCTGTAAAAAGCGGCGCTGATCTGGAGGTGTCCCCGTGAAAGGCTTCAACGTGGCCAGAATTGCCAACAGCAAAAATGACGAGTTCTACACCCCGGCATACGCCATCACGCCTCTGCTCCGACATCTCCCCCCCCCCGCACCGGGAGCAGCCCATTTCTATCTGGTGTCCGTTTGACACTGAACAGAGCCTTTTCGTAAAAATCTTTCGCGCCTTTGGCTACCGAGTGACCGCGACGCACCTTGGTGGTGGATATGACTTCTTTACCACCGAGCCGCCGCCCGGCTGCAACTACATAATCAGCAACCCACCTTACTCCGTGAAAGGAGAGGTGCTGGAGCGGCTTTTCGCCCTTGGCGTGCCGTTTGCCATGCTGGTGGGCGTTGTGGGTCTGTTCGACAGCCAAAAGCGCTTTGACATGTTCCGCGCACACGACTTTGAGATCATGTACTTCAACCGCCGGGTGGCCTACTTCAAGGATTACGACGAGCCCACCCCGTCCCTGCACCCACCTTTTAGCAGCGTATATGTGTGTCGCGGCATCCTGCCGAAACCCATCGTGTTTGAGGAAATTTACAAAAAATAGAGGTGTTTATATGAAAGCCAAACTTACTCTGGAACGCAGCCCAGTAAAGTGGTCCAGCACATGCAGGCTGTGCGAGACCCGCCTTGAGGTGACGAGCAACGTATTCTGTGATGCCGCCGCCGAGACCCTGCTGGACTTGAAAAGCCTGTGGCACATTGTCTCCCGCCACTGGCGTGAGATCACGCCCAAAGACCGGCGCTACACGGCCCGTCTCGCTCCCAAGCTGATTATCTTCTTCATTCTGTTTGAGGTACTGGATCTTCTGCACGCCCTGCTCCTGGGCATCACTTTTCCGTTTTGGTGGCTGCGCGAGGAGGTCCTCTGATGAAAACCAGGGACATCTATACCGCCGCCGTCAAGGCCTATGGTAAAGACCACCAGCTTGTTGTCTGCATGGAGGAGATGGCCGAGTTGACCAAGGAGCTCTCCAAGGTCATCCGTGGCCGGGGAAACACCAACCACATCTCGAGGAAATAGCCGACGTGGAGATCATGCTGGAGCAGTTGCGCGTGATCTTCAACAACCGCTCTGAGGTTGATTGCATCAAGGCTGAAAAGCTTACCCGGTTGGCTGATCGTCTGGAGGTGTCCAGATGACGGCACGGGAGTGGCTCAAAGGCCTCTACTACTGCGTCACCAACGCCATTCTGGCCTGGTGGCGTCTGCGCGTGACCCGGCGGTGTTGCCGGACCTGCGACAAGTGGCTTGTCCACCGCTATCAAATCAGCGGCAACCTTGTTGGCAAGTGCTACCACAACAACCAAGAAAGTTGGACTGTATACACCCACCACTGCAAAAATTGGCACCGATACCCTAAAAACCCGTAACGAGGTG